TTTTTTTTTTTTTTTTTATACCGCCGCAGCATTAGTCCGGAACTTTTCCAGCGACTTCATAGAGCGCGTGCTCGCACTTAGTCGAACACGGCTTGAACTACTTATACTCAATTCAATAACAATTCAGGCGCTAAAAGATATAGCGCGTCCATGGTAGTGCACATAACATCGGCTTCCAGAGTCTCTAGCCAACTCTCAACTCTGGTAATACTTCCACGAGAAGCCTCCAGACGTTGAAGAAAGTGATTACGGAACAGGCTCTTCGCAAATTGCTGAAAGCCTGCCGGTAATTGCACTGTGGCCATTGAGATGGGCTCAAACTCGCCCAATAGGTATTTCAACAGAAATTTCCGACCTAACGCATCGCCAAGCTGAACGCTGAGCTCGCGCGTCGTACTAGCATACCTCATGACCGCATCGACGAACTCATTAAGTTCGTGTCCGTGTAGATGCTGCACTACATACTGGCCAAACCCGCTCCATAGCTTCTTGAGACAGCCGTAGGCTGGTGGTCCACTGAACTTCTTACAAAGTCGAGCGATCACCTCCCACGACACTGAACCGTCTCCTTTAGCAATGGCGATATTGTTTCGTATGCTGACTGCCTCTTGCACGGCCTCATACACGGTCCGGTTTAAACTAGCCACTTGTGGATACAACCACATCTGTGTCCGCCGTGACCATCTGCAGCAAGACAAAAGTGACAGCCTGCGCATAATAATGTGCGAGCTACCACTCCCGTCGGCGGATATAACTCCACGCCGCAGATCGGTACGGTATTGTTCTGTTGCCTCAGGGGGCACCCTTATCCCCAAGGTTTCACCCAGATAGACGGATACACTATCCGCTTGGTCAACAGCACCTGGGCTCTCCGGTCCCAACATCGTGACCTTATCCAATGCCCGCTGCAGTTCCGCTAACTGCTTCGCGAACATTGGCTTCGCGCCACTACACTTGTACGAATACCAAGTGTTACCAGGTCGAAGGACTCCGAGTCCCCCGTTTACCGGTGCCCCTTCGAGCACCTCACGCCGGATACGAAAACTGAGCTTAGTCTTTGTTATACGAACACCATTTGTCCCAGACAGACGTTTGGCTTCTTCATCCGTAAACCTGATCGGTCCTAAACCGTGCGGGTCGCGGAGAAGCGTAACCCAAGAGAAGTACGCTGAAACCTCAAAATAGATCCTGACCATAAGGCCAGGATCCAGACCTCTGCGTACTGCCCGTTCGCAATTCGTAGCGACCGCTTTAATAACGGCCACGTTATGGGGCAACTTGCCAGCAGTCTTGGCAGGCGGTCCAGTCAATACCGAATAGACACTGCGCGCAGGCATGCCACGCATTGAACCATTCGCATATATAATCCTGAAATATATCGTTGCCCGCCTGCTTACGATCTGCTTCTTCTCATTGGCCTGATAGCCAATGGCGGCCATCGTCTTCACTGATTGAACGGCGGCATACAAGGTCGGATAGACCTCTGCCACATCGTCTGCTCTGTTGAAACACAAAAGCGCTTTCAACATTGGCCCACCTTTCAACTCCAGCTCCCGGTCCCGCAGGGCCAGTCGCGTTCGTGATATCTCGGTGTTACCTTCAAGCGTCTCCCATCTCCCTGACTGTTGCGTCGCACTGCAGCGCACCAGGTAGGATTTGTTCGACGTGCCCAATGGTGTGATGCGCTGGCCCTGGGGCACAGCAACACCAACACCATCATAAAAAGGCCTTGAATTAGCCTGAGCAAGCATTTCATCGATCACTGTCTTGAAACGCGCCTCAGCAAAAACGGCAGAATTGTAGATCGCTATATCATGCGATTCAATCATCTTCTGCAAAGCCGCACATACATCCTTGCGTGCCTCGTCGTCCCGGATATATTGTTGAGATAACTCAAACATAACCTCCTTGACAATACGTTGCTCACAATATTGTACGTAGTGGTCCCATTTCTTGAAGTCGTATGCCGCTAGCGCAGGCCTGTCGTTGCCGACAAATCCACGCCCGGACACAGACATTCCCGAAAGGGATAAATATCTCGCAAATTCTTGCGATGGTGACTCACCTACATCCCAACCCACAGCTGCATACTTATTGTGGATCGGTTGGAAAGCATAACTTGCCAAGAGTGAACGGAAGGCGTCAATAGCTACGATCGGGCGCGTAGGCCCCCTCTCATCGTTCTTGACCCCTATGGAGAACTGTGTGACACCCTGCCATGTATACAAGTCAACGTTCTCCTTACCCATAACACCCATAACGAACACTTTCCCCGGGCCGCTGCTATTTATGCCATCCAATAGCGACGCCGAATACGCACCAGCCGCACCAGAACCTACTTGCACGATTCTGCTGTCCACGAAGTCCTTCCAAGGACGGACATCGCGGGCAGCATCACGATACAATGGTTCAAGCAGTGTGTGCGCAGCGGCACGAAAGTTTTGCACATAGGCC